ATGACTAATGAGTTTGAATACTCAAAAATGCAAATCGCTGATGCCCATTTCGACGCTGCGTGCAAGGTGTTCCTGTCCAATGGGCATCCAGCCGTAATCGTGACGCTCGCGGGGGTGGCTGAAGAGATTTACGGCGCTCTGATTAGCTACACTCTTGGATGGACACCAGAACAGCAGCCGAGAGCGATCGATACGCTGGTGGATTGGGCCACCACGCCAGAAGACGATGGCGGGCTCGGCTTAGAGCGGAAGGCAGCCTGGCAGTTGCTGTATGCCACCAAAAATGCTGTCAAGCATGCAAGGGATCCTGCCGAATTGACCAAGGTTGACCCCGCAGCGATGGCGTACATATTGATCGCCGCGATGATCAATCGAATTAGACTTGGCGCGCTTCCTGAAGGATCGATGCAAGAGGCTGCTCGATTGCTTATGGACATCTGGCACCAGCGACCGGACTGGGTGGAAGCTGAAGCGGAGAAGTGGAAGCGTCCCGGGGTGTAGGGGCAGCGCCCCTACGGAAGCGCCTCACACGCGCTGGCGAGGCCTCGGCCCCGGTATCGGCAGGGCTGCTGATGGTGGCTCGGCGTCAGGGCCAGCCATCGCCACCGCCGACCGCTGTTTGCGCCGGCTCACCACGTCCCGCAGATTGACGACAGTGGCAGGATGATGGCGAATGCCGGCAGCGCGATTGAGGGCATTTCTAGAACTGTCGATCGACGGCGCAGAACGCGCAGCTTCCATCATCCGGCGCCATTCCTGCGCTTGGCAGGCGGTGAGCGACAGCCAGGCCAGATCTTCGGGAAGCAGCTCGCGGCCTTCGGGTGTGATCAGGCGATCACCGAGGAAAGAAAAACCGGCCCAAGGGCCGGTCAAGTCGATACGGTGGTGCGGGTCAAACTCAATCATGCCGCGATCTCATCCTTGGCCGGGGACTGAGGACGCAGGCAAGAGCCGAGCCAGAGGCCCAGCCATTGCCACGCCGAGGACACGAACGCGGCCACAGCCCGATACATCATTTCGCATAATGTATACAGCGTGAGCACTCTCAAATCCCGAGACTGCCGCGTGAGCCTTGTGGGGTAGGGCAAAGCCAACCGCCAAACACAACGCCATGGCTGTCGCAGCAAGTTTGCGCCACACAGCCTTTTCCTCCCGGCTAATGGCGCGCGCCTCGCCGACGATTCCCAAGACGCGAGCCAAGGGGATTCCGCTTAGTCCAGCAATGGTGGCGCAAACCACAGGGTCAGGGAGCGCCCTTCCGTGCCTGTAATTGCTGATCGCCGAACGGCCCACTCCAAGGGCTGCTGCGAGCTGATTGTCGCTACCTGCGCCGGCTGCGACCTTGCACGCGTCTAGCAGCGAATTGATGTCCTGCATGTTCATGCCCCTTGACAGCCCGTGTTCAAGGGGAATATACATGCACTCAATGTTCATTGACCTTGAACATCTCGGCGATCGGCATCGCGTGCCTGCTGTCGAGTCCCGTGGAGCAGGGGTGGACATGTTTAAGCCAGTTGTATCAATTACAGACAGGCCACTAATGAAGCAAAGGCCTCAGGACCTCACGGCGGTCCGAAGTGGATTTGACAAGAGCATTTGCGTTTTTCTTCAACGAACCGACAGCCTCAAGGAGGTACTTGGTTGCCTCCTGCTCTCGAGGGTTGACCGTAGGGTTTTTCGCCATCAGGTCCATCAGGTCATTGGCAATAGCAATGATCCAGCCTATGTCCTCCTCAAAGTCGTAGAACAAATCCTGATCGCTCTCTCTGAGTACAGAGAGGTCAGCGTTGCGGATTCGCTCGTCGGAGATTCGGGAAATCAGCCGCTGAATCACCCATGTTGTTGTTTCGATAGGGAGCCGCGAGCCATCCGGCCTGAAGTACTCAGTCATCGTTTCTGCAGCCTCGGTTGCTCTTCGAGCAAGCGACTGAATCGTAAACAGACCCGCGAATTCCTCTCTGAGCCTTTTATTACTCGCCTGGGCATGCTCTTTGGCTTGACCTTCACCGGCGCGCCAAGAGATAGCCATCGCGCCAAAGCCAACCGACCACGTACCGAGGGCAGCAATCCAATCCACCGCAGATTCGAGATCCGAGGAAGGCTGCGAAATAAGCAAAACAAGAATAATCGTTGCACAGATGCCAAAGGCAAGAGCCATAACTCGAATCCACGAAACAGAACGACGTTCAACGCTGGCTTTCATTTTTCGATCCCCCCAATTAAGTGCGCGGGACGGATTCTGCCATGATCGAGCCGATCCTCGCACCTGCACTGCTGGCAGCCATTCTGGCCTTTTCCGTCGGTTGCGCACGCATCGCTGCGTGGCTGCTCAACCGGCGTGATTACACCGCCTCGCAGCAGTCCCGCGAAGCCCAGGTCATCGCACTCGCAAAGGCTGAGATTGCCGCCACCAAGCGCGGTGATCTTCTGGCCGCCGCTCGCTACGCAGAAGAGCAGGAGCGAGCCGCATGAGTAGGTATCCCTCCTTCGCCGAGCTGGCCCAGCTCGATATGGGCCTCACGGCGTGCGCAGTGTTTGTCGCGCTCGTTCTCGGTGTCGCTGTCGTCTCCATCGTCATCGAACAGGCATGGCTGGGGCTTCGTCGCCTGTTGAATCTCCGGAAGGATCGCTCCAATGGCCGGTGATCGCGCGGTGCTGGCCGGGTCGGGACTCCCCTCGTCTAACAGGGGAGTCAGTGAATTCAGGAACGCCGAGGGAACCCTGACGGTCGGCATTGACTGGTTTTCCGCTTCGGTGGACATGCTCGCGGTGTTGAACGAGCTGGCATTCCGCGAGGGCGACTCCTACGAAGAGATCCGGCAATGGGTCGATTTCAGCCCCGACAACGCCCGCGTAGTCGCCCTGCAGATCTTCTGCTGGTTCTTCGCAGGGCTTGGGCTGGAACTGGACGAAGTAGCCGGGGGAGGGCGGTTCTACCTGTGGCGCATCAAGATCCTCAACGCCGAAAAGAAGTTCGTCGGCATGATCGAGCTTGGCGGCGAGAACTGCCGCCGTGCTGATGGCACTTATACCGCCCGAATTGAGTTGACCGGCGATGGATGTAGGGCAGTAGCAGCAGCGCGCTGCGGCCATGCGCAGCGGTGGCTGGAGCTTCGAGCGAAGCTCGAAAGCTGCGGCGGCAGAATCACCCGTGTCGACGTGTGCGCAGATGATCTTGTCGGCAACTACCCCTTACGGCTCGCACAGAAGTGGTACGCCCAGGGCGAGTTCGACAACCGTGGTCAGCGCCCCAAGGCACAGCTGGTTGACGACTACGACAGCGGTGACGGCAAGACCCTCTACGTGGGCGGCAAGAAGTCGGAAAAGCAGCTGCGCGTCTACGAGAAGGGTAGGGAGCAGGGCGATAAGGCGTCGCCGTGGGTGCGCTATGAGGCCCAGTTCCGCGCCTCCAACCGCAAGGAACTGCCGCTCGACATTCTGCGTGATCCGGCGTCCTACCTGCTGGGTGCCTATCCGGTCCTTTCCTTTCTGCGCTGCGTTGCCACGCGCATCGAAATCACGAAAGCCGCTGTTGAAGCGACGTGGAAGAGCGTTCGTCGCCACATCCGCCGCCAGTACGGCGCGGCACTGAACTTCATTTCCAAGAACTGCCCGGACGATCAGTCACTGCGGGCGGTCATCGAATCCTGCACTTCGCCATCGCTGCCGAAGTGGGTCACAGGTGACACAGCAGCGCACTGGCCCGAAATCGCGGCCGTACAACCAACCTCCAAGGGGTAACGAAATGATCAAGGTCACCGTACTGGATTCGCAGATCAACGAGCGTGGCGGAAGCTTCACCAACGACCGCAACGAGAACGTTGAGTTCACCACCCGCAAGCAGCGCGGCAAGCTGGAGGCCGATGGCTTCGCCTATCCGTTCGACGTGCGCCTGGACAAGGGGCAGCCGGGCTATCAGGCAGGCGAATACGAGCTGGACGTTCCGGCCATGCTGCAGGTCAACAAGGGCGTTGCAACCCTGAGCAAGTTCACCGTGCTGCGCCCGCTGCAGAAGACTGCACCGCGCCCGGCTGCGCAGGCCTAAGTCATGGCGCGGTACGTCTACGAGTGCCTGCAATTCAACGAGCAGACCGGCACCTGTGAGCAGGCTGGATTCGTGCCGCGCACCGATATTCCCGCACTTACCACTGCCGAGGTGTCGGGGTTGTTGTCCATGGTCGCGGTGTGCTTCGCCGTGGCATGGGCATACAAGCAGTTAGGCAGGTCCGTTCGCAACTAACTCAACTACGCAAGGGGATCATCATGGATCTGGATTACAGCGCTGCACTTACCGTTCTGGCCGGTCTGGCAGCGGGTGTTGCCGCCATCGGCACCGCCAAGCTGGCACCGGCCGCAATCGCGGTTGGCTACAAGTGGTTCAAGGCTGCGATCTTCGGTTGATCGCAGTAGCACCGGGGCCGGGTAATCCGGCCCCTTTCTATGGGGATTGGTGATGCTCGGTCTATTCGTTCTCTGCGTCGGCAGTGCGGCGCTCTACATCGCCTTCGGTGACTAGATGCTGCGCGTATTCCTTGTCATCCTGCTCGCGGCAATCATTCCTGCGCCAGCTCAGGCACTTAACACCGATGATGCAGGCCAGGCCGCGCAGAACTGCCAGAACAGTGTTCTGTTTAATGCGGGCAACTCGGCCAAACAGTGCATTGACATCGGCAAGATCTATGACGGGTCATGCGCGGTCGGCTTAAAGGCCACAAACGGCGATTACATCGCATTCTTCCCTTACGACTGCAACAAGAAGTGCGAGAAGCGTGCTGAAGAGTTCGGATGGGAGGGCGGCAGTACGGCCGCGTCCGTCAATGTTTGCCACGAAGGTTGCATGTATTCCAGTGCGCTCGACCCAGCTGGCGCGGCGGGCTTCAGCTACTCGCCTACCGGCAACATCTGCTCCACCTCCGACGCGCCAGAGCCCACGCCTGCAGGTGATGGTGGCGGCGACGATGGCGGCGGTGGCGGTAGTGAAACAGGCGGTGGCGACGGTGGTGGCGACGGCGGCGGTAGTGATGGCGGTGGCGATGGGGGAGGGGACGGCGGCTCCGGGGGTGGTGACGGCGGTGGCGACGGCGGTGGTAGTGGAGATGGAGACGGGGACGGCGATGGCGATGGCGATGGCGATGGTGGAGAGAATCCCAGCCTCCCGGGCGATCCGCAGTATCCGGGCGATGTGCCGATGCCCTACATGGATCCACCCATTCCCGGCAGCTACCAAGGGCAGTGGTCCAGCGGTCTAGGGGGTGGGTCTTGCCCGTCGCCTCGGACCATCAACGTCTCTCTCGGCGGCTACAGCGCAGCCATGGTCTTTGAGTTCAAGCCGCTGTGTGATTTCTCTCGGTACATCCGCGGCATGGTGATCGCATTCGCGGCCATCGTTGCTGCCTACATCGTTCTGGGGCTCAGAAGATAATGCCTTGGCTTGCCGCCTTCCTTGTCCAGCTCCTGGGCAACTCTCTCGCACGTGTTTTGACCGGCGCGGGCCTCGGGCTTGCGACCGGCGCCGCGCTGCTTCCGCTGGTCAAATCAGCATTGAACCTTGTCGTCTCCTACTGGGGCGGCATTTCCGGTGACCTCGCCAATGTGCTGCTGCTCGCAGGGGCAGGGGAGGCCATCACCATCGTTGGCTCTGCCATGGTCACCAAGGTTGTGATTGACGCTGGCAAAGTCGCAGTTCAGAAGGCTGCATCCAAATGATGTATCTCATTTCCGGCCAGCCCGGCAACGGCAAGACCTTGCGCGCCATGAGCATGGCGCAGGAGTTCTACGAGCAAAACCGGCAGGCCGTCAAAGAAGGCAAGGCGCAGCCGCGACGGTTCTTCACCAACGTCGCAGGTGCCACCACTGAGGAGAATCCGGACGCCTTCCCATGGTTCGAAAAGCTGCCTGACCACAACGACTGGACCCAGCTTCCCGATGGCTCCTTCGTGCTGTACGACGAAGCGCATTCGGATGGCAACACTCAGGGGCTGGAGCGCTATGGCAGGCTATTCCCGTCCACCGGCAAGCCGGGGGAATCGGAAGACCCACGCATTCGCTCGATGTCCACGCACCGACATCGCGGTTTCGATCTGGTGTTCGTCACCCAGTGGCCCAGCAAGATCCACCACCAGGTGCGCAGCCTGATCGGCTCGCATACCCACATGAATCGTGCGTTTGGCATGCAGCGGGCTGGTGTTCTGACGTGGACCCGCGTGCAGGCTGATCCCTACGATGAGCGGATACGCGACAAGGCCGAAGAAGAAATCTGGGTCTACCCGAAGAACCTCTATGACAGGTATCGCAGCGCAACGCTGCACACGGCCAGTCACAAGTTCAAGGTACCGAAGCGAGTCTGGCAGGGCCTGTCAGTGGCGGTCGCCTTGATAGGCATCTTGTGGTTGGGTTGGCTGTTCCTGATCAAACCCTCCAACGCACAAGCTGCGAAGAAGGAAGAGCAGGGGGCCGAAGCTTTGCCGGCGGCAGGGGCCCTGGCGCCCTTGGGCGCGGGCATGCCGGCGGCACGGCCCCTCACCCGCGAAGAATACGTGCAAAAACACAAACCACGTGTGGAGTTTCAGCCGTGGTCTGCCCCCGCCTTCGATGATCGCACCGTGCAATCGCAACCTGAGCTGTATTGCATGGCCTCCGGCACCACCGAGCAGGACACCACCTGCACGTGTGTCACAGAGCAGGGCACCAAGGCAAAGATTTCGCTACCGGTATGCGTGGCGATCGCACGCGATGGCCCGGCCTACAACCCGTATCGCGCACCACGCCAGGAATCGGAGTCGAGTCAGGATCACCCAGCTCGCGGCATCGCTCAGTCATCGCCATCCGGGACACCCGAGCCGTCACCACATGCGCTGGTTGAGGTTGGGAAACGCCCAATGGGGACGTTCCCGGAGACGCCACCTTACCCGGCGACCTTCTGATTATCGTGACGCGTCACGGGCAGCGATCTCGCGGTGAGAGAACCCAGCCTCCATCAGCAGACATTTGCCTGTACGGCTTTCCTGCAAAGCACTGGACAGTACTTTCCGGGATATCGCCACACCGAGAGCCCGGAAGGTTCTCCCAGCCCCCCTCAATTCGACGGAAGAACATTCCATTGATACAGCGCAGATTCTGCGCATTCTGGGATGGCTGTGCGTGCTGACGTTCTGGAAGCGCCGACGGCACCGGGCTATTGGCCGTCGGCAGCTCAGTCCTAGCCGTCGACGGCTGCTCAGCGGCCTCAATGGATCGCCGCACACCCTCAAAACGCTCACTCCAGGCACTGTTTGTGCGACCCAGCGTAAGCACGCCAATGGTTGTAAGACTCACCAGAGTCAAAAATCCGGTAATCAGCCACGGGAAATTCCAACGCTTCCGCTCAATCGGCGGAAGGTACTCAGGCCGTTCGCGCTCCATACGCCCCCCCAATCACGTCCAGATTGCATTGTACTGGGGGTGTAGGGGCAGCGCCCCTACGGAAGCGCTTTACACGCGCTGACGCGGCTTCGGCCCACGACTCATGTAGACCACATTGGACGTCTCGGCGCCGGGGCCGGGATCACGCACGCCGGACCGTCGTTCTCGGCGAATTCTGAGCGCTTCGGCTAGGTAGATGACGCTGGATTTCGCCGTTGCCGAAGCTTTTCGTGCAGCTGGTCTCCGGGGAGCCGCCTCAGCCATCATCAGTCGCCATTCCCGCGCAATGTTGCAGGTCAGGGACCACCAGGTCATGTCGCATGGCTCTAGCTGATGACCTTCGGGGGTGAACATGTGCCCAGCTTGGAATCCGAAACCGGCCCAAGGGCCGGTCAGGTCGATGCGATCATGGGGATCGATCTTGCTCATGCTGCAATCTCATCCTTGTCGGGGGAGCCAGCAGGGAGCAAGAGCCAAGCCAGAGCCGGAGCCATTGCCAAGCGGAGCCCACGAACCGGATCAGGCCAGATACAACATTTCGCATAATGTATATTATGTTCTATGCTGCGTGGCTGGCTGGCGCAGTTCTTGCGTCAGCCTCGGCTCCTTCTCTGGCATGGAGCCTGATCGTGCGTAATCGGAACCTAACCGGCCCTTGGGCCGGTTTTTCGTTTAAGGCTGGCCGACTGGTCACCCCCGAAGGCCGTGAGCTGGAACCGCAGGATTTGGCTTGGCTCTCTCTGATGGCAGCACAGGCGCAGGAATGGCGTCGGATGATGGAGATTGCCCGAGGCGGCCAGAAACGGCCGTTCGGGCGTGCCAGCATCGTTGACCTGGCCGAGGTTGCCCATCGCCGCGCGAAGCGGTCTTCCGGGGCGATGGCTGGCCCTGACGCCGATCCTGTGGCGGGTGTCCTGCCGGTACCGGGGCCGAAACGTCGCCAGCGCGTGTGAGGCGTTTCCGTAGGGGCGCCGCCCCTACACCCCGGCGTGATGGGTCACGCTATTCACTTGCAGGCTGCCCAGACCTTGTCATCCATGCGTCGACTCAATTCGAAGGACCGCCGCATGCCAACTGCTTCGTACACCCGCGCACGCTCCGCCTTGGCGGCCTCGCACGCGTTGGGGTCTCTGTACTGCGAAATATGGTGGAGGCGCGCTCCTACACCATTGTTGTTGCGGTACGCCGGATTCGCGCGGACTGGGCGCGGCGCGATTGCAGCTGCGTTCTGTTGACGAATGTTGTCCAGGCGTTGCTCGTTCTCGATCACAGAGGCAGATCGCGGCGCTACATCAACAGTCCACGTCTTAGCGGCCTCGCCACTGGCGCAGGGCTGGGATTGGTATTCAGTGCCAGCCTTGGTTACGCACTTGTAAACCTGCTGGGCCACCGATGGCACGGCAAGCGCGCACAGCAGCAATCCGGCTGCAATCCTTGTGAACATAGCTTCCCCCTGATGCTGGGCGAAGCTTACCCCTCAGATGGCGAAGGCCACAAGAATCGCCAGATGGCCCACGTAGTAGCCGTAGAAGGCCCACCGGCCCCGTGGCAGCTGCCAGCGCACCCCGGACAGGGCCACGACCACCGGAAGCGCCACCAAGGCCCACAGGTTGCCGTTGAACAGGCACAGCGGCACGAACCCGGCCAGCACCAGCAGCGGTCGGCCCGTACGAAACCCGAACCACGCCAGCAGCACGAAGGCCACGCCGGACCACTGGTAGTCCACGAATGCCGGCATCACCGCCGCGGCGAATGCCAGAACAACCCATCGGCGTTCGCTGGCCGCATAGACCGCAGCGGCACACAGCGCAAACGTCAGCAGGATGTTGAGCGGCAACCAGTAGCCGAACGCCAGTGCATGCACCGGCTGGGCGATGGCGCCCCACATGGCAAGCCTGCGCACGGACTTGACCACATCGGCGCCGGGCTGGGCGAGGTTGTACGCCATCACCAGCGCGAACAGAGGGAAGGCCACCCGCCCCGCTTCGCTGAGACCTGGCACGTACCCGCCGTAGATCACCTTGGCGACGTGATCCCCGGTCATGAGGATCACGGCCAGCCACTTCAACAGTTCGCGTGCGCTGCTGGTCATAGGAGGTTGGGCGCCGTGGAGGTGGTCAGGAAGGTGCTGGTTTCATGCGCCTTAGATTCGGGGAACGTGCCTGATGCGCGCTCCACGTGCTGCATCACCGCCCCGCCCGCCTCGCTGCGGATACGGCGGGATTCCTCCTGATAGTGGGCCGACTGCTGGTAGTCGTTCATGCGTCGCGCCTCAGCCTGATTCGTGTCGAGGAACGGCTCGTACTGACCCTCGCGCGCAACGAGCCTGCATTGCTGCTGATCCATCACGTACGTGGTGCCCTGCTCCGTCTTGCAGCTGCATCGCCCGATCTGATGCTCGCCCATGGCATCCAGCCCATCGCCAGAGGCCATGCAGTAGACCCGTGGCGGCTGGTTGGTGGGAACCGTCAGCGAGTCGTAAGCGGGCGCCGTCCACGGCTGTCCGTCAACTCGCGGTGTCATCCACGCCACGTAGTCGCTGGAACGCGTCGCCGAGGGTGGTTCGGCTTGCGGCGCGGCTGCGACCGTCGCTCCCGCTCCGTTCTCCGCCGCTTGCTGCGCCGATGCCTGGGGCTGGGCAGTGTCCAACTCCCCTCTAAGCTGGGAATTCACGCGATTCACGGACCACCATGCACCGTAGATCACCACGGCCAGCAGCAGGAATGCAGCCGGGTAGTACCACGGGATGTTCTTCTCGCTGGTGTCCATCACGGTGGACTCATAGAGCCCCATAGGCCGCTTAGGCAACTTCACCCGCTTCAAGATCAGCGGATGGCCCTTTTCAGGGTTCTTCTCGTAACGGTCGAACGTGCGCAGGTGCGCGAACGGCAAGCCGAACCGGCGCCGCACATGTACGTGCCGTTCAATGAGGTCCTGCACGAAGTCGTCGCACTGCCGATCCGGCGACTGGCTGACGAAAATGAAGTCGAGGCCGCGATGGCGATGCTTTGCCAGCTGTTCGACGTGATGCGGCACGGCAGAGCCGGGGCGCCGCTTGGGAAGCATTCCATGCTCGTATGCCTCATCCACCACGCACACCGCGCCGTCAGGCAGGAAGTTCGGCCAGTCGCAGAACTCTTCCGGGGTCATGGGCAACATGCGTGCTTCGTCGTGCTTGAAGCCACGCACGTTGCAGACGTAGACCAACCGACCCTCATTGAGGAAGTCGATGGCGTGGTCGATTGCGTGCAGAGTTTTGCCGTGTCCAGGCTGGCCCGTGTACCAGTAGATCATTCCTTGGTCACTCCCAGCTGCTGTGCTGCCGAGGTCGGCATCGGAATGATCTTGAACATGAAGCGCACCGAGAGAGCCGACAGGATCATGGTCATGAACTGATCGAAGCCAACGGCACCCATGAAGTTATGCGCCCAATCCGGCAGGCCGCCCATGTAGTTGCTGATGAAGCTTTTCAGCTGTGGCAACACCTGATTCATGGATACCAGGGTGATGCCGGCAGCACTCAGGCCCTTGGTCACGATACGGCCGACGCCGCCGAACAGAACGGTCCAGACCAGATTGACGCCGCGAGTGATCCACTCCCAAACCATGCTCATCACGAATCTCCGAAGACAATGCGGAACGAAATGAATGCCCCCATGAGCAGCATCACGGCGCGCATGGCTGCGACCAGCTGACACCACCACGTGGTGCTATCCAGTGACACAGAACCGAACTTCCCAAAGTCGAGCGTGCCGAACGTGGGACAGGAGCCGCCTCCGAAGCCACTGGTATCGATCAGGCTGGAATCGAACTTCCATGAGAACTTGCCGGGACCGTCAACGTCCTCGGCGCCTGCATGCGGGTTGCCGATGCTGCCCTGCCCCTCACCGGGCCGACCGGAACACAGCTGTGCACGCTGGGCGCGAAGCTGGTTGGCCTGCACCGTGTCGCCCTCAACGCTGAAAGGTGCATCGCAGTTCCCAACGTCGCCAGTGACCTTTCCGCCGTTGGCCTTCTCCGCCGCGCAGCGAGTAGCCCAAGTCTGCATTGCGATCATGCCGAGAATGGCATCGCCGCCCGTTGCCGGGGGTGACGCGCAGTTGCCTCCACCACTGGCGGTGTTCCCATTCCCCTCGCCCTTCTCACCATTGCCGTTGCTACCACCTGCACCGGGGCCAGAGCCATCGCCAGGTGTCGGTGTATTGCCGTTAGGCGCGCCCTCGTTCTTGTAGCCGTTGAAATTGTTGGTGGTGTTGCCGTTGTTGTTGGTGATGCTGCCGCCCTGGCCCGTCGGCTTCCAATCCTCCCCGGGACGATTCGTCGGAGGGTTCACCGCTGTGTTTGGTGCACTGATGCTCGCCGCCTCAGTGCGAGAGTTGTTGGTCGCGGTGTGGCCAGTCTTGTTCGACGTATCAGCGGCGCAGGTGCGGAAGCCGGACGCGGTGCTGATGCACGTCTTATCTTTCGATTTGCACACCTGATAGCTGCCCGCCTGGTGGCAGTACTCATCCTTGTTCTCGGGCTTCGGCGGCGTATTGTCCGGAATGCAGACAGCCCCCGTAGCCCGCCAGGTGCCGGAGCGAATCGAAATGGCATTCGGATTGCCGTTCTCACGTAGTGAGAAATCTGTGCCGGGGTCGAGGTTCGGCGCGACCTTGCAGCCGTTGTCGCAGACGCCGCCTGAATACATCGTGCCGTTGATCATCCCGGCCTGGCCGTCTACACGCGTCTTGCACGTTCTATCGCAATCGTACGGCTTGAAGGTGATATAGCCGCCGTTGGTTGCGAGCAAGCCGACAGCACAGGACCCGTCATAGATTTTGCCCAGATCAACACATTGCTTCGCTGAGTTTCCTGCGTCGAACATCGGACTCTCACGGCAAGCGATTGCCGCCTGCCCGGCGTCGTCTGCGAATGCCAGGGGCGCTGCCAGCATCGACACCACAAGGCACACCATCAGCGCTACGAATCGAATGCGAGCCATAGCGCCCCCAGTACAGCCACGATCACGAAATAGCCCATAAGACCCCCAAAAAAGTAGGGGCGACGTGCGCCCCTACTTGGCCTGCTTGATGTTCCCCCACAGCAGAAACAGCCCCTTCACCGCTGCGAGAACCGAGAGGATTCCCGCGATGACCTCAGCGGCCGTCGCGAGATACCCCATGATTGCGACTACGACGGGCACGACACCCGCCCCCGGTTACTTGGCGCGCTTGATCATCGACCACAGCAGGAACAGGCCCAGCACACCGGCCAGCACGACCAGAATGCCGCTGACGCTGGACTTGCCGTTGGTGATTTCGGCGGTGATGGCCTCAGCCGGGCCGCCACTGGCGAGCGCGGCGCCGCTGGCGACCATGGCGGTGGCACCGGCAGCGACCTTGGTGCCGGTCGAGCGGGCGAACGAAACGACGTTGCTGGCGATCTTGTTCATGTTCATATCGGTACTCTCTTGGGTGGGTTAGAACCGCTCACGGGACACACGGGCGAACTGTCTGAAAACGACGCCCAGTGCCCAGCAGGCCGCGATTGCAAATGCGACTTGCGTACCCTCAGCCAGCGTGAGCGGCGGTAAGACTGGCTGAGGGTTTTCGATCCAGACCGGCACAGCGCAGACGCCATCGGTGCCGATGTTCTGGACCGCACACGACTGGATGTAGACCGGCTCTGGCATGGGTTAGCCCTGCGCCACAGGGCGCGAAGGTGCCTTGGGAATGGCGCGCAGAACGGTGAACTTGCTCAGCGACGCGACGCCCTTGTTGACCTGCAACATGGATTCAATGTCGAGCTCGTACTCGCCTTCGGGGTAACCCGGCTGGCCCTTGTCCAGGCGCACATCGAACGGGTAGGCAAAGCCGCCCGTTTCCAGCTTGGCCTTCTGCTTGCGGGTGGTGTACTCGACGTTGTCACCGGCATCGTTCTTGAAGCTGCCGCCGCGCTCATCAATTTCGTTCTTCAGGACAGTGACCTTGACGCTCATGTGTAGTTACCCCTTTCAGGTTGGTTGTATGACCACGCTTGTGGCCCAGTTCGCTGCTACGTCTCCTGTTGCCCACTTCGGCAGCTTTGGCGAAGTGCAGGATTTGAAGACCGCCACTGCCACTTCTTCATCTGGGCAGGTGCGGAACACGAAATTGACGAAGCCACCGTATTGGCGCTTGAAGTGGCGACATGCGCTCTTGAACGTCGCAACCGCCGCCGCTTTTGTGACGTCAATGCGGGAAGAGATGCAGCGCAGGAAGCGCAACACGGGATACGCGCCCAGTAGGTACGCGGCAGGATCGCGGAGCAGGTCGAGGGGCAATTCCTTGCGGTTGGACGCGCGGAACTGTGCTTCGTAGCGCACCCACGGTGAGAACTTGTCGCCCAGCTCCCGGCCTTTCTCATAGACGCGCAACTGCTTTTCCGACTTCTTGCCGCCGACGTACAGGGTCTTGCCGTCCCCACTGTCGTAGTCGTCAACCAGCTGCGCTTTGGGGCGCTGACCACGATTGTCGAACTCGCCTTCGTCGTACCACTTCTGTGCCAGGCGCAAGGGGTACTTGCCCATCAAATCGTCGGCGCATACGTCAAGACGGGTGATCCTTCCGCCGCAGCTTTCGAGCTTCGCTCGAAGCTCCAGCCACCGCTGCGCATGGCCGCAGCGCGCTGCGGCTATAGATTTGCACCCTTCGCCAGTTAGCTCGATGCGGGCCGTATACGTGCCATCGGCGCGGCGGCAGTTGTCGCCACCCAACTCGATCATGCCGACGAACTTCTTTTCGGCATTGATGATCTTGACGCGCCACAGGTAGAAGCGCCCTCCCCCGGCTACTTCATCCAGTTCAAGGCCAAGCCCAGCGAAGAACCAGCAGAACATCTGCAACGCGACGACACGGGCGTTATCGGCGCTGTAGTCGATCCAGTTGCGGACCTCTTCAAACGAGTCTCCGTCGCGGAAGGCCAGTTCGTTGAGGACCGCGAACATGTCGACGGAGGCGGAAAACCAGTCGATGCCGACCGTCAGGGTTCCATCGGCGTTCCTGAATTCACTGACTCCCCTGTTAGACGAGGGGAGTCCCGACCCGGCCAGCACCGCGCGATCACCGGCCATTGCTGACCTCGGGGCGGCGCAGGACAGTGCGGAAATCAGGCAGATTCCGCCCGAGGTCACTTCAATGCCGTGCTTGGCGCAGCCCTGTCGCATAGCGATGCCGAGGCCATTCTCCTCGCCCAACACGGTGAAACGGACGCAGTTGCGGCATCCATCACGCTGCGAAGGCACCATATATCCGACCTCGCTATGCTTGGCGACGAGCCTCATTCTTGTTCCCCATCTTGGGGACTGACGGCACCTGCCCCGCCATTGGAGCGCCCCTTCCCGAGCTTCCACAGGCGACGAAGCCCCAGCCATGCCTGCTCGATCACGATGGAGAGCAATGCCACTCCCAAACAAACGGCGATGAGCGCGGCGCACGCAGCAAGACCCATATCGAACTCCACCAGTTCGGCGAATGAGGGAAACCTGCTCATGCGGCGCGCTCCTGCTCTTCGGCGTAGCGAGCAGCGGCCAGAAGATCACCGCGCTTGGTGGCGGCAATTTCGGCCTGATAGAGGGTTTCGTGATCGAGGGTCCAGCCGGTTGCTGCCAGTTCGGCGCGTGCCTGAGATACGAAGGCGGCTTCGCGTGCAGCACGGCGGGACGACTCCCCTGCCCGACAGATGCACCACGAGGCCAGCCTGACCAGCCCGAAAGAGACGGCTGCGATAGAACCCAGCAGCGCGACGGAAATGAGTGCATCCATGTGCAAGCCCCCTCCCCCAAGCCCCTACCCCAAGGGAACCCGCCAGCGGCCTTGGGGTGCCGGTGGCGGGTGTTACCTGTTAGGTAACAGGGACGCATGTAAACTCACGGGTAACGCTCGTGTCAACTGGTGAGTAACATGCAGACGCTAAATAAAGTTCTTGACATGGCTCGCGGAATGTGTAGTCGCGACAGTGATAGGGCGCTGGCCCAAGCACTGAAAGTGACGCCCACCACCATCCTTGGATGGCGCAACGGCAGCAGACGCATCACGGATGAGCACCTGATGGCAGTGATCGACAAAGCACAGGCAGACCCCGCCCTGGCGGTGCTTATTCGTCAGGAAACGGCGGAGACGCGCGCAGAGAAAAAGGGCTGGGCAACACTGTGGGACAGGCTAAGCGCGGAGGCGGCAGTGTTGGTGCTGGTAGTGCTCGCAGCACCCGGCGTCGCACGCGCAAAGTCCTTTGAAATCAAGGGCATGGAAGCGGGCAGTGCCGCAGTCTGTATATTATGTTCAAAGCATCCCGAAGGACGGCGGCGTAGCGCTCGCCTCGACCACCGACCTTGCCATGACAAGAAGCCAGCTTTCCCAGCAGGCCCCTTCGCGGCCTGGCAGCTACTGCTTCCTCCATCGTCCGATCAGGGTCTTGTACATGACCCAGGCGATCCAGCCGCAGACCAAGCCGACCCCCGCGACAATGATCTCTTCCTCTTCAAAGGCGGCGCCATTCAGTCCTTGATAGGCCACGAAAGCCAGCGCTCTCAATGACAGCAAGGCAAATAGAGCTATGGGTGCCCAAAGTAGGACCTTCATCGTTCTCCCGCCTCCAATCGCATCGGCCGGTCACTTGCCCTGACAGGAACGTGATTTCCGTCCGGCGTGACGCGTCACGTTAATAGCCTATGGCAGTCGGCTGGCGCAGGCCCTCGATATAGACCCGGTGCCTCTTCCTGCACTAGTTCGAAAGCAGCCCCTTCGCCAGAAGCGTGATTCGGGTCGCCGCATTGAGGTCGTACGCACCCAGATCCTTCGGTTCTACCCAGGCATGGGCATCAAACTCCTCGTTGATCGTAACGTCACGATTCAGTGCTTCGCAGTCGAAGATCAGGTAGATCATGTGGATCTGCTCGCTGGAACCGTCCGGATAGAGCTTGGTGCGGATGTCGTCGCGGAAGGTCCACGGTTGAACGGCACCGATCTGCAGCGCGTGCCCCAGCTCTTCGCGGATCTCCCGGCGCAGGCCTTCCTCGATGCGTTCGTCGGGCTCCAGCCCGCCACCGGACAGTGCCCATTGGCCTGGAAATGCACCACGATCCAACGGCATGCGGCACAGCAGGTAGGCGCCCTGGTTCTGGATCAGCGGGCATACGATGACGCGTTGTCTCACAGTGTCTTCCTTGGATATCGGATAGGTGCCGGATGGATTGTATGAAACCCGGTTCCATCCCGATGGGTTGCAATTGATTTAGCGTGGCAGGTCACGGCGAACCTGCGCGGCGCGGCGGCTTCACATGCTGCCGCCGCTCACTTCGCAATAGTGCGGGGGTCCTCGTTGTTCGAGTGGTACATGTCCCCTCCTCCTGCGCCCGCACATCACCTGCCCCGGCGATGGCGCATTGCCATCTACATCCTGCTGGGCTTGTATGTTGCCTACCTCCTGGTGGGCAACATCTTCCTCAACACCCCGCTGTTCGACCAGGTCACCAACCGCAAGCCGCACAAGTTCGTGATGACTACCGGCCCAGCCGTCACCTTGCTGCCCGGCCACGTGATCGCCTGGAACGTGCACATGCGCGGCCACGTCAACCACACCGTCTACGTGCTGCATGCCGACCGGGCAAGCGCCAGGCTGGCAGTCCTGCCGCTGTTCCAGCGCGAAGTGCGGGTTCCGCGTCTGCAGGCCACGGGCGTATCGGCCGAGATCAGCCGTGTTGAAGAGGCCATCCCGCCGCCCCCCGCGCAGCGACCAGGGCTGGACGCTGCGTTTCGATGCCATCCACAGCGACAGCATCCGCAGCGCCCGTTTCGGCAAGCTGCTGATCATCGGCAAGGGTCAGGGCACGGTCGGCTTCGTCAAGCAGCTACGCGGCGGTCCTTCGGAACTGCTGGATTCAACCGTCACGTTCAAGGGGGCGGACACCAGCTTCGATGGCGTGCAGCTGCTGGGTGACATGAACCTGGCGGCACGCTTCAGCTACCCGCGCCATTACCGGGACCAGGCGCCTGGGCTCGCCAAACTGAAGATACTGCATGCCCAGCTAGATGTTGATGCACGCAGCCAGGGCCTGCGCATGGATACGGATGCCACCACCCCGAAGATCTCCAGCGCACCGGTGCCGGGCCACCTGCAGCTCTCGGCACACCTGATCGACGGCCAGCTGCAGCCCGGCGACCACGCTCTATGGCGGGTGCCGCTCTATCTTGGGGACGGTGCTCCAGATCGCGGCGTGCTGGCCCTTCAGCTCAATGTGGCCAATGTCCTGCGCCTGCAGGCACGCCTGCCAGCCCGACCCGGCTCGGGCAGCGAAGTGGATGCGGACCTGCACGTCACCGGTCGTGACATTCCCTTCCAGGATCCGGCGCAGTTGCTGGAGCGAAGTTCCGGCACGGTGCGCGGCGAATGGACGTTCACCTCGCTCAACTGGATCCCTGCCCTGTTCGTCCGCAAGCCGTGGCTGCAACTGGACGGTGGCGGCACGCTGAAGGCCGACCTGCGGCTGCGCAATGGCGAGCTGAGCGAAGGCAGCACGGTGGACATTCCCTCTGCCGAAGCAGTCGCCGAGGTCGCCGGCGTCCGGCTTGCCGGTACCGCCAGCGCGCATGGGGAACTGAAGGCGGGCTCTCCCAACCAGGCCCTGCTTGCCGTCCGCCTCCCCCGCTTCACCGCGCGTCCCACCGATACCAAGGCCGTTCGGCTGTTCGACGGCCGCGATCTGGCGTTGGACCTCACCGGCGACGGACGCCTGCAGGAACTGCGCAAGGGGGTGCGCGCGCGCCTGAGCTTCAGCGACGCCACCATTCCGGACCTGTCCGCCTACAACCGCTATCTGGGTTCAGAACAGGTGCGCCTGCTGCGCGGCACCGGCTCACTCAGCGGTGATGCCACGCTCGATACCGATGGCCGCGTTGGCCATGGCACGGCCCGCCTGCACGGGCGCAACACCAGCGCCAGAGTCGCAGGACTGGACATGGGCGGCGATGTGGATGTGGACGCAACGCTGCGCCGGGGCGACTTCAACCAGCGTCACTTCGATCTGTCCGGCACCACGGTCGAGCTGCGCAACGTGCAGGTGACCGGCACCCAACGCTCGACCGCGTGGAAAGGTCGCGTGGCCTTCAAGCGCGGCCGCATCGACGCGCAATCGCCCTTCCAGGTGGATGCCACCACCGAGCTGACACTCAGCGATGCGCGGCCCTTGCTGGCGCTGTTCGCGGAACGCACGGACTATCCGCGCTGGACCCTGTCGCTGCTGGATTCAGGCCAGGTGGATGCGCAGGCCAGGCTGCGCTGGCGCCCGGGCCATCTGGTGATCGATGGCCTGCAGGCCGAGAATGATCGGCTGTCGGTGCGCGCGCGGTTGGACCTGTTGGAACAGCGCAAGCGCGGTGACCTTTATCTGCGCTGGGGGCTGTTGGGTGCGGGCATCGAACTGGACGGCGGGCAGCGCCAGTGGCACCTGGCCAAGGCACGCGAGTGGTTTGACGAGCGCCCTTCCCTTCTGCCAGCAGGCACTGGCGGGTCTTCAGACTGA